TGGTTCTCGATAAAAATAAATCGACAAAATCAATTTTTTTATAAAGGTCTCAAATTTTTTACAAATTTTATACAGATAGAATTTAATTGACTTGACTTGACTATGTCTGTCTGTATATTTCAAAAATAATCTCTCACTACTGGGATTGAACCAGTGACCCTGCGGTTAACAGCCGCATGCTCTACCAACTGAGCTAAGTGAGATTAATTTATCAATTAATCTTATCCTTAAATCACTTTGGGTTTGGGTTTGGGTTACATTCGCATTTAGGTTCAAATAGTAAACGGTATCTATCTTGCGTCTCTATAGTGTGCCCCATATTATGAGCGATTTCTTGTTTATCTTTAATGCTAAGTGTATTGAAGTCTATGGTATTTACATAGGCATGCCGTATTAATGATATTGTTAATGGGCGATTAAATATACTTTTAAATGTTCGCAGAGTCCATTTCGTATATAAATTATTGGTGTAAGGTGTACCATTACTATTTACAAAAAGATAGTCTCTAGGATGCTCTTTTAAGCTGAGTGTAATGTCTTCGATCAATTCTTTTGGTAACTCGATTGTACTTATACCATGATATTTATCTGTTTTATATTTCCCGATTACTAAGTGCCCGTATTCCTTAGATCCTGGACGAAGCATTATATAATTTGATTCACTACTGTCATTTAAACGAACTCTTGCATATTCACAACGTTTCGGATGTATGTAGGTGTACATACCCAAAAGAACGCGTCTTATGTCTCCTTTAGGTAAAAGGTCGCGTTGTTTTATTATTTCTTCGTATTTTACGTATCCTTTTTTCTGTCGATCACTCGGTTGATTAGACATGTATCTGTCTTCAACCTTCTCTTTCGTTTTTGTAAAAGCGTTCAACCATTTCTTGTATTTTGCGTTGTATTTGACTTTGAGCAAACCATCAGTTTTTCCTTCGGTTTTCGCTTCGCTTTTGCTTTTGCTTTTCGCTTCGCTATCGCTTTTCGCTTCGCTATCGCTTACGGCGTCAGCGTACCTGTAAGCTCCCATAATTGCCGATATCATGGTTTTCAATGTTGAAGTTTTCGGAAACCACACTTTAAATTTCTTTATGTATATTTCCGGATTGATCATGACATCTTTAATGTCCAAAACATTGGATCTCTTTAGTATAGTAGCAAAATGTTCGTTATAATTTTGCTTTGTTTTTTCCGATAATTCCTTGTTTTTTTGGATTACCTCAAGTAGTTCTGATGTAAAGGTCGCTTGCGCTGTCGCTGTCGTATTCGCTGTCGCTGTCGCGTTCGCTTGCGCTGGCGCATTCGCTGTCGCTGTCATTTGTTGGATGTTGCCTCTACATTCTAGTTTAGATATACATTTACGCGCACATTGTACTGCGTCGAAATAGCGATATATTTCGCACTCGCGTGTCTGTATTCCAGTTTGAATGCTTGAGGGACGTAATTGTATGAAATCTCGTATACATCATAATACTCACCGCCTCGCAAAATACGATCAGATGATGTCACCATGTATACAATATCCCACTTCGGAACAGAAGCCTCGGTGATATCCTCGGTGTAAATCTGAACGTCAGAAATAATCCGAATCTCCTGACCAACCATGAATTTGCTCAACATCTTTACTGCAACAATTCACCTCTAATTTAATTGTGTCATTTTTTGAAAAATTTAATGACATTTTTTACAAAAATTACGCTTCGCTGTGTTCGCTTCGCTGTGTTCGCTTCGCTGTGTTCGCTTCGCTGTGTTCGCTTCGCTGTGTTCGCTTCGCTTTGCGCTGTCGCTTTAGCTATTGTATTTTGAGTTATAGATGTCCATATAGTATTGGATCTCTCTTTCAAGTTGTACAAGCACGCCTCCCATATTTATATTGTTGTACATTTTGTTCATTTTCATATTTTTGAGTAAATATATATCTAGCATATTTTGCAGGCAATACTCTTTAAGATCGTCAAACTCCCAATCTTCTATTGACAGTAATTCAGGATGCACCGTACGTTTTAACTTATTTTCAGTAATATGTAAATCGATGTTTTTATTATGTCCTATTCTCATATCTGGCCAGTCTTTTGTATTATTGCGATGATTCTCAAGAATATTCGCCATTAAAACAGCATTCTCTTTTCGTTGAAAAGCAAGCACCATTGTACGCAACTCATTCCCAACATCTCTTTGCACTGAAACTAAATTTACGTGTTTGATGCAATGCACTTTAGAGGTTTTAATTGGCACTGGTTTTGCTACTACTGTAAGCATTCTGGTTGGTTAAGTTATACTATGTAAACTACTCAAATTCTTAAATTGAAACTTGTTTTGTTGTGACAGGAGTGGGATTCGAACCCACGCAGCTAACGCTAGAAGATCTTAAGTCTCCCCCCTTAGACCGAACTCGGGCATCCTGTCACATCAAAATGAAAAAATGATTCACAATCTTTATACCATCCTTATCCTTAAATAACTTTCGTTTTTACAAGGCATTTAAGTAAATATAGGCATTAATTCGATAGTAAGTATGGATGAATTTAGAAGGGTATTGTTTCAAAGTATACTCAGAGCGCAAGGTGGTGTAAATTTGCTAGGTGATAATTTCGATCAAGAAAATGGGGGCGTAGGTCTTAGCGAAGCCGAAATTAATGCATTGCCTCATCGACAATCAGATCAATCTGAAGTAGAAGTGTGTGGTATATGTTTAGAGCAATGTGCTGGGTCAAATGTAATTGATCTCCCTTGCCAACATTTCTTTCACGAAAACTGCATTACAGAATGGTTACAACATCATACTACTTGCCCTATTTGCAGACACTCTCTTGCGGTTCCAAGTCCCACTCCAATCCCTACTCACAATTTTACACACAGACCTATCGCCATTTCAATTTTACCAATTGATATTGAAATTAAATTTATAATTAACAACGATCAAAATAATATTGTACGAACACGATGGAACTCGCAAACAACAAAATTACAAGAGTTATTCGACTTCGTATCCCATTTGTATCCTATCTATAATTCCAATGACATAGTGTTGTCAAATAATAACAATCTTCGTCAATCTTTTCGCTTGTCGCAATCATATGCCTCATTACAAAGAACACTATCTGAAAGCGGAATATTAAGCAATTCTACGTTTTTATGTTACACGTCTTTGTAAAGCGTAGCGTAAACTTTACGTGTATCGTAGTCTGCTAATATTTTTGGATGTGTCACGTTCTATGTTAACTTTTAAATCTGCTAGTTCTTTTATGCTTTCAAGATGCGACATAATTATTATGTTTTTATAATCTGCTATATTTTTTATAATATTTAAAATGTCATGAGTTTTATTTATGTTAATGTGATCGCACGCAACAAACCCTTCATCTATGAACAGATGTTTTACATTTTGTCCAACTGATCCAATTCGCGCTAATGTTACTCGCATTGCGAGTCCTATAATAAACTTTTGGTAACCTGAAGCATGGTCTAATGTTGGTGTTGATTCTCGGTCAGACAGTGTATACACAAATCCATTATTTTTTGCTGTAATTTTAAACTGAAAGGTGTCTATACAACTTAAAAACTTATTAATCTCTTCCTCTATCCTTGGTATTACAACTGAACTGTATACCCATTGTTTAAAACCATCTACCGTTTTATTTCCTACGAAATACACATGAAACTGTTGTAAATGCTCTAATGTGTTTGTAAGCTGTGCGATGAATTGATGTATCTGTAATGCCATCGGATGTTTTTTAATGTATTCATATGAATAATCCATTTGCGCGATTTTTGTTGTAATGTCACTTAATTCGGTCTCGAGTTGTCGCAATTGAGTTTCTTTGTAAAAGTACACATTAGCAAGTTTAGTCATTACTTTAACGTACTCGTTTTGTTTTTCATTAAGCAAGTTTAAACACGACTTGTACTCGCACGCGCTCTTCAGTTTATATAAATTTTGTATGGACTCGTTCCATTCTTCCCATTTCTCTGCATTTTCCTTGTTTTGGGATATAATCATTAAATCCTTTTTGTACGCTTCATACTCATTGAAAAATTTTGTGAGCTGTGCTGTGTCTTGAACAAGACTGTTGTATACATTGTTAAGTTCTGTTCGTGCATGCTCATATTTGTGATAGACTAGTCTAGCATAATCTTTTAATTCTTGTTCAAGTTGTGTTCGCTGTGAACGCTTTTTGTTGACTAGATTTTGATATACAGCGTAACATTTTCCTTTTAAGCGGTCAAGCTCTTGGCGTTTAGAATATTCCTCAATTGCGGAGTCCCATTCGGCTTTCTGTTCTTCCATCGTTTTGTATAACATATTGTATCGCTCTTTTATCGCGATCTTGTCTTTGACATCAGTTGTTTTAGAATTTAAGGGGTGTTTATTCTTTTTCTTTACTATTATTTTCAATGCGGATGTTAATGCTTGTAAACGAATCATCTTAGGCTGCTTACAACACGCCCAACATTCTGGATTGAACTCAAAATCTTTTAGCTCACTTATTTCTGTAGTATACTCTTCTTCTCTTTTTAGAATTTTGTTGTATTCATCTATCTTACTTTGGATTTCTTTTAGTTCTTCAATTGATTCTTTTGGTACTGTCTCTGCAAATCGAGTCCAATCTTCCCACTTTGCATCCCATTCCTTCTTTTTAGACATGTCTTTACACACCCCGCTGCAAGACATCTCCAGTTTGCTTATTTTTTCTCGCAGTAATCTTAATTTTATTTCCGGTGTGGTGTCATTTACACTTTCTTCAATTTTGACCCCTTTGATTTTTTCAACAGGATTATCATAAAGCTCCTGCAATTGGTCATCTAATTTTCTGATTTTATCTTCGATAATTCCAATGTCCGCTTTGCTAAGCGCTCCGAGCGCTCCGCTGTCTTTAGCTTCGCTATTATTGCCCGCTCCGCTGTCACCGAGCGCTTCGCTGTCAAGTTTAATATGTTTACATGTTTCGTAAAGTTCTTTATATTTTTGGTAGGTTCGTATTAACTCGGAAATGTCTTCAGGAATATTACTTGTAAACTCAGAATTACTATACATATCTCTTGTGATACTTTCGGTAAATTCCAATAAATACGTTTTTAGCAATTCAAGTCTTTGTCTTGCTATCTTGGGTTTTTTATATATTTGAATACTCGACCATTCTGCATATTCTTTTTCTTTGTTTGTTATGTATTGTAAAGAATACAGTGGTTTAGGTGGTTCTGTATTTAAATGTATTGTGATTTCTGTATTTATATCATCAATTGAAGTTACAACCGCTTCGCTGGCAAGCGCTTCGCTGTTAGCGTTTACACTGTTAAGCGCTTCGCTGTTCAACTTTGCTTTAATTTCTTTTATTGAATTGTTCAAGAACTCCAATTGTTCAAGAAGTGCGCTGTGCGCGTCGCTTTGCGCTTTGCTTTCGTTCGCTTCGCTTTTGCTTTCGTTCGCTTCGCTTTCGCTTTTGCTTTCGCTGTCAAGCGCGGTGATGTGCGCTTCGCTAAGCGCGGTGCTGTATTTATTGGGGTCATCTTTCATTTGTAGTAGTAGTGTTTTACATTGGGTTTTTAATGTTATAATTCTAGTTTGTAGGTCTTTAGAATATTCTTTTAAGTTGGTTAGTTCCGTTTCATTTACTTCAGTCACTGATTCCGTCATTCCTTGTGTATAACTTGATAGTTTGTCAATCACATATTTGTATCCTTTTATCGATTCTTCTAGGACTTTGAGGTATGCTGTTATACTACTCATATTTAATGCCTTCTCCAATATTTGTGTTTGTTCACAAGGTTTTTTATAGAAGAAATTAGAAATGTCACTTTGACAAAGGATTGTGCTCATTAGTGTATCTTCGAGAGTTCCAAAGTGCTCTTTTACCCACTTGTCAACCTTGGATGTGCCTTCTGCAACAATAGTATACTCATTTGTTGTCGCATCCAGTTTTTTCACACTGCATTTGCGCTCTTTCAGTAAATTTGGATCATTTTGACACGTAAAGTTTCTATATATAACGTACACAGTGTCATTCAGTTTCACTTCTATCTCTGTATAACTAGTTTCATTCGCAGGTTTTTGGTCATTTATAATTTTTGATGTCATCTTATTACCAGTGAATTCCTTTCGTGACGGAGTTGGCTCACCGTAAATAGAAATGCATATAATATCTAAAAACGACGACTTCCCACACGCGTTGAGTCCATTTATTAATACAATTTTATCATCGCATCGTTCGAAGTTGAAGTGATTGTTTTTTCCGTAACACATTAAGTAGTCCCATTTTAGATTTTTAAAATGTATTGTTAACTTCTTATTCGACGAGTTCTCAGTTGTTGTATTATATTCGTCTAGGAATCCTTGTATAACAGCATTGCGCTTTGTAATCATTTCTAAAATGCTGGTGCTTGTTTCAGTTTGTGTTGGAATGAGTAAAATGTCGCGTGGAGTGTATATAGCAGATTTTATAATTGGAGTTAGTTTGTCCTCTTGAATGTATTTTTCCCATGTCTGTGGATTGTTGATGTCACAATTTAGGCTTGTACGCGCTGGTGTATTTAAAGATACTTTCTGTGTTACATACTTAATAAGAGATGCTCGCTCTAGTAATTCTTTAAACGACTCATTTGCTTTTCCTACTATTCTTATTTTCGGATGTTCTGGAATCTTTGAAGGGTCTAACACTGTTTTATCAGAATCAACTACAATACCGTCTTCTATTGTTATTGATCCATACTTATTTGGTATATGGTGCCCAGTTACTTCTTCGGTTTGTAGATCCCATAGTAGGTATCCATGCGATTCTAAGTTTTCTCCAAAGTCTTGTTGAATCATTGAACCTGGATATCCATATTTGCATTTGTCGGTATGCGCCTTTATTTGCTGCTTATGATTGTCTCCTAGCAAAACGAACTTGTACTTGGATAGCCATTCAATTGGATATACTTTATTAAAATGTTTTGAGTCGCTTACGCAGCCATGGAATATCGCTATTTTAATCGGAGTAGGTAAAGCGTCAGGTGAAGGAAATTCTGGTAGTTGTTCAATTATTCCAGCTGTGTTAAAATGTTTAAGTGTATCTTTGACACTAACTGTACCAATACCTATATTTTCAAAGATATAGTGTCCCGTTTCTTTCAAGTAAAACAGTCTATTTGGCTTCACATTTGTATAAGGTTCTACAAACATTTCAATGGAATCTGTTAGTTCTGGTTCATCTTGCTTGTAATCGTGATTCCCACATATAACAAGAATAGGTAGTATGTCAAGTAGTTTATTAATCCACGCAAACAACATCTTTGTTGCTCCAGATTCCATGCGACATTTATTGTGAAAGATGTCCCCAGCAATAACAAGCACCGACATTGAAATTTTAAGGTCACTTTCGGACTTCAAAATTTGATAAAACTTCTCAAATACATCAGAGTACTCTTCAATACGCGCGATTTCATTATTTCCAATGCGAATATGAATGTCAGCAATATGATATATATACCTAATAGTTTTTCCTGTGTCCGCAAGAGTGTGTCCGCTATTCATCTCGCAATGCAACACTAGCCCTGGTACTGAATTATTAAATAAGTTTACGCTTAAGTCAAATTTTTAACTAAAACTAAAGTATAACTAAAGTATAACTAAAACTAAAGTATAACTAAAACTAAAGTGTAACTAAAGTGTAATGAAAGTGAAAGGAGGAGAACTGTTAGGGTGCGGTGGTTATGGGTGTGTATGTACATTAGATAACTTAAAAACATTCGATTGTAAAAATTTTGTCTTAAGTGATGATCATTACAAATCATTACAACCTAATAGTTACATATGGCGATTACATTATAGATCAAATCGTGATAATAATACGTATGAATTACTTATAGAAAACATTGACACATTCATTACAAAATACAAAGGTGAAATAGTCTTTAAACATGTAGAAAACGACAGTATACAAATGAAAGAATATAATAATTTTCAAATAGTATCTGTAAATGAAATACCACATTCAGTGTTATTTACAGAATATAATACTGATGATTTTCATGATGTTAAAACATTCTATTGTATAGAGTGTGAGTTGGTTTCGAATCTTTCGAAACGATTTATTTATACTATAATGAAAAAAATGGAAGGGACTGTTTACAATAAGATTTTACCTTTCAATTCTATTAAACAACTAGAATCCACTGTTTCTAAATTTCTTGGCAAATTGCACGAAAGAGGATATTTTCATTTTGATATTAAACCTGAAAATATACTTTATAAACAAGATACAAAAAGAGAATATGAGTTCGTTGTTAGTGATTATGGATTTATAAGTTATTCATTAGAAAAAGGAGTAAAAAAAGGTACATCAGGTTATTTAAGTCCAATGTTATTTGACAATGTACAAACATATCAGAACGCAAATACTAACGTTATAAGTATGATAAGCATTGAATTAATTGACAACAAAAATGATATTACAGATTTATTCAAAAGTCTAGGAATTTCAACTGATTATTTTGGCTACATGCAATCACGTAAAGATCCAAATAGAGAGTATTATAATTATTTACATGCAGATTACTTTGCACTCGGAATTACTATACTTGAATTATTGTCATATTTAAATTTGAATAGATACTCCTTGACTGACTTGCTGAAAAAAGCTCACGCTAACAGAGATACAAACTTATTGAATTACATTAAATATATATTTTCAAATTATATCATTTATTTTTAACTAACTAGTGTGTAATGAAAGTGAAAGGAGGTAAAGAACTTGGTTGTGGTGTTTATGGGTGTGTATATACATTTGAACCGGAAAATCATAAACAAGTATGTGAATTACATTTTGTTGATGGTGAAGGTAAATGTGGTGTTATAAATATTGATGTAAATCAATATATTGATTATTTTCAAAGAAATAATATAGTTTTTAAAAGTTTTAAACCTAATACATCTTATCAAGATCAACAAGACGAATATGAAATGTTTAGGTCAATAGCTATTTTGAAAATACCTAACTCAGTTCTGTATACAACTAATGAAGATTACTTAAAAATTAAGAATAATATAACATTAACTTATATTAAGTTCAATATATTAAATTCGACTTTATATTACCCTATAATGAGGCAAATGGATGGTAATCTATCTAGTGTAATTGAAGTTATGAAAACAAAAAAAAATAGCATATTTTTTCGTGACTATATAACCTATTTTAATAAACTGGAAATAGATGTTGGGAATTTTTTATATAAATTGCACGAACAAAAAAATTATCATTTTGACATGAAACTTGAAAATATTCTTTACAAAATATACAATGATAACTTTGAGTTCTGTGTTGGTGATTATGGATTTATACGTAACACTGCTACAATAGGAACACCTACTTATGTAAGTCCATTATTGTTTAATGATCAATATGAATACATTGATTATAATTCACATACAAATTATAGTATAGCTACTGAATTGGTTAATAATGTTACTGTTATAAATTTCTTAAAAGATTTAAAAAAAGACATTACAGACGGTTATTTTAATTACATGCACAATTCCATCAAAATATATTTGCAAAATAACCCCAGTGAATCATACAATCATATGCGTTGTTCCCATGCAGATTATTTCGCACTAGGGATCGTTATTCTTAATTTAATTTGTGAATTATACAATACACAAAAATATTCATTACAATTATTATTGAATATAAGATATACAGATACTTTTTTAAGAAGCTACATTATACATATAATCAAAACTTATATTGTTTTTTAATGGAGTAAAATTGTCTTTGAATACAAACTAAAACTAAAGTGTAACTTAAGTGTAATGGAAGGAGGTAAAGAACTTGGTTGTGGTAATTATGGTTGTGTACGTACGTTGGATGATCTCAACAGCAATCAGTTTAACTGGATCTTGTTCAAAGCAGACAATAAAGGTAAAATTATTCAAACAGTAATAACAAATATTGATGCATTCATTTCGAATTACAAAAATTTCATCGTTTTTAAAAGCTTCAAGAGCTCTGCTGATGAAACCTCGCAAAAACAAGAATGTGCCAATTTCGATCTAATCGCTTCTAACAAAATACCGAATTCAGTTCTGTATACCCAACCTAATTCTAACTTTACATTTAGTTACATAAAATGCACATTAGGGTCGCTTGTTTTCTATTATCCTATAATGCGTGTAATGGATGGAGAAGTGTATAATGCCTTTCCACCGAAAAATACAATTACATTTGATTTAAATATGATTAAAAAACTCGGGTCAAATGTTTCCAGTTTTCTCAATAAATTACACCAAATTGGTTATTATCATTTTGATATTAAACCTGAAAATATATTATATAAAAAAGACAGCAAAGAAAATTTTATATTTTCCGTGACTGATTACGGCTTTGTAAATCGCGAGTATATTGGTGGAACGCCTGGGTATTTAAGTCCATCACTATTTCAAACCGTAGATGACTACAAAACTACCAACAAAAACGGAATAGGTATCGAATTAGTCAAAAATGACAATGACCTTGTAAAAAGATTATTGAACAGCAAGGGTGTAACAGATTATTTTAGTTATATTCGAGATAAAACTAAGCAAAATGCAGCAATTGCTTATGTACATACAGACAACTTTGCACTTGGAGTTACTATGCTTGAATTGGTATGTTGTAAGTACGGGATCTACTCTGAGACAACATCATTGTCTAATTTGCTGAAGTTTGCAGATTCACAACCAAACAGATCATTATTAGAATACGTTATTGATATATTTCAGAGATACATTATGATTTAGGGTTAGTGTTTAAACGTAGATCCGCCATCAGCTCACTAACATCCAATAGCTCGTATTTCGGTACAGGATTTTCTACTATTACTTCAAAAGAACTTGACCTACTCGTTACTACTCGTTTTCTTTTTCCTTTGTTTGTCTGTTTAATAAACAACTTAATATTTAATTGTTCAAGAATTGCTTCTAGTCTTAATGAGGCAATATGTATTTCAGTGTAAATTTCACTTGCACTACGTTGTAACTCGTTAAATTCGTCAAGTTCACCATACAGTATTGCACCATTTCTTTTTTTTGTGTTTTCATTTGTTTTCTTTCGTTGCTTTTTACACCTTTTTAAAATTTCATTATATTTATTTACCAATGTCATGTACCTTTCATATTCTCTTTTAAATTGTTCTAAAAGGAGTTTCTCTTCTTCTGACAGGTCGCTTGCGCTTTTCGCTTCGCTGGCGCTGGCAATGTAATTGCGGAAAAATGTAAATCCTGAGCATAACATAGAATCTCTTTCACTACTTTGTAATGTGTACACAAATGGTAGTGTTTTTTGCAATTCGCAATTTATTCTTTGCATTACATTACTATAACAATTAAAAAATGATTTTGGGGATGTGAAATTTGGGGTTAGATATGTTTCTGTGTACTTAAACTTATCGGGTACGACCAAGGTATGAGTTTAAATTTGAATTTGGGAAGAGTACTGGAACAAAAGTTTCACAAGCGGCTGAAATGTATAAAATCTATAAAAAACATATATACTGAACACGACCTGTGTATATTACATGGATGGAATGCGAGTTCTATTGATTTTATAGTTGAATTGGATGATAAGCTTATTTTTATTCAAACAAAATGGCGTGGTAGTAGGCGACGCGAAAACCATTTTGTAAACAATTTTATAAAATCATACAACTACTTACACACAAAATATAATACACAAGTTTATGGAATGTGGGTACCCAGGATGCAACCTTTCGAAGACAACGAACAACTTATGAAAACCCTTGGGATTAATACAATACATTATTATGATTCAATGGATGGACTTATAGAAAAAGCAGTAGGTACAATCATCGAACTAGGTAATAGTCAGTAGAGACTCGTCTACTTTATTAAAAAATACTCCTTGCCGACAATGCGGACACTTTTTTGTTTGTTTTACTGACACATTCGGATTTGGATATTCATATAACTTTTTGAAACAATGAAAATGATATTTTGCAGAACAACATCCAATTTGCAAAGTTATTTTCAGATTCGTCGGTTCCATACAGATAACACATGTGTCACATACACTGTTTTCTGTAACAGTCACATTTTCGCTTCCTGCACCGGCGCTTCCGTTGGCATTTACGCAGGCGCTGACGCTTCCGCTTATGCAAGCACTTACGCTTTGTGGGAAATTAACAATCATACTATTACTGAGTATTGTCCAGCCTTTGAACATCATCTTTTTCACACGGTGTTTTTTGAAGTTTACTATTCTAGCTACTTTGTTAATTATGTCTTGTGTAATTGTCTCTATCTTTTGGCATTTGTCATAGAAAGACAGAAAATGTACATCTTCTCCCATTACGTCTATTCCATTCTTGGTTAATTTTAGGCTATTGCATGTAAAGTCTATCGAATTAAAAGGCGGACGTGAATAATTGGCATTGGCATTACCATTTTCATTGCAATTTGGCTCACATTTGTTTATTAGGATGTCTATGCTGAATCGCAATTCGGTTTTGAGCATTTTTGCAACTAGGTAAGGCATTTTAGATGTGTCACAGTCGATGATGACTTTGTAGTGATCAATGATAGATGGTACACTGGTATACGATGTCGCGTGCACTGTTGTTGTAGAATCAATGTGAAATTTTAGATTTCTGCAAATGTGGTTGCGAAACTTTGCGTAATTCGCGTATGTCTCGAAGAAACAGTCGATATCACTGGGAATCAAGCACCTATCCGCAGATTCTGGATGAGCTGAAACGTCCGAATATTTATTCGTACATAGGAAATCAGACTTGTAAAACAATTGCGCATTGTGATCGTGGATAATGGAGTCGCGCACATATCCACCATATACTTCACCATCACAGTTGGTAATGGCGCTCACAATTTCTTTCATGCATTTATACCGGATGGCGTTCATTTAACTGCGCAGCGAAGCAAGCAAAAATTAAATTTCATTTTTTAGAAAGTTGATACACCTGTTAAGCTGTACTGTTCATTACATGATACCAATGTATTGATTATACATCCATTTATCTCTAAACTATAATTGTAAGCGTCTCCAAGTCCTCCACCGCTGTCACGTTCACTTCCGTAGATGTATACTTGACGATTGGTGTAATTTACATATATAATTTCTGTGTATCCTTCAGAATGTTTCGATATTAAATATAATGGTTTAGAATCATTTGATAATATTACTGTGGATCCTCCCCAAGATGCTTTACGTATTTTCGGTATTCTTTTATATAACTCATCAAACTTTAAATAAAGTTCAGGTATAACTTTATTATATACACCTAATACACGACGAGAATCAATATCTAAATAACTAGCAATTTTCCATTGTATGTCAGTTGGCAATGTATGTATTTTAGATATAACTAATTCGCTGCCGCTTTGAGCTCCGCTGTGTGACGCTTCGCTGTCAGGCGCTCCGCTGTTCATGTTATTTAAAAGTTATAACTTTTATTTTTTTATGCAATGTATTACTTAAATATTAGTCAAAATGGTTACCGAAGTTTGATAGCAAATTGTAATATATCTAAAGGCACTGTAGTTATAAAAGAATATCCGTTTTTGACATGTGAAGATGTATATGACGGTATTTATCAAATCTACAGCGGAGCGCACGACAGCGGAGCGATCTTTAGCGACAGCGGAGCAGCTAGTATTAAAGATATATTTGAGAATTTCACTCCGAATACAATTGATAAATACACAATAGACTACCTTACGATATTAAGTGACCTGAAAACCTTACCAAAGTATATGCAAGAATTCTTTGAGGTATTTGACATTAATACATTACGTATATTAATAACAAAGTTTCACAGAAATGCTTTCACTTACAAAACGGATGATAAACCATGTGCTTTATTACAAATAGGAAGTCTTATAAACCACTCGTGCCAAAATAATTTGGATTTTTACGTGGACAACAATGGGTACTTTGTGTTTATTGCAAATCGGAATATAGAATCAGGTGAAGAGCTATGTGATTCTTATCTTACTAATAATTCCAGAATATCAAAACCCAAATGTAAATATTTACTTTTTCAATATGGTTTTATACATTCTTGTGAATTGTGTAACTAAAAAATGAAAAATTCACACACGCTTCGCTACACACTCCGCTACAGACGCTTTGCTTTAACGCTACAGACGCTTCGCTACAGACGCTTCGCTACAGACGCTTCGCTACAGACGCTTCGCTACAGACG